GGGACTACCAAGTCCTCAGCAGATGAGCTGGCAGACTATATTGACCATCCTCTATTTCTAGAATTCATGGCTAAGGAGTACTCAGCAGGTCGAAAAGACTTGCCGAGCGAACTAATAGACCTTGTTTCCGCGAAGATTCACGGAGCAACCCATTGGGGTGAACAGCCGGTTCCTATGGGAAGGATATCCTTCATCCAGGAACCAGGCTTGAAGCTCAGGTCTGTAGCTAATCCTTGGCCGGTCCTACAAATCGCCGGATCCCGGTTAGGTAATTCTGTGTACAGTACACTCAAACACGATGTGTACGAGGACTGCACGTTTGACCAAGACCGGGGCGTGCGTGATGTTAGAACGTACCTCAGTGAAACCAGCCAACCGCTAATGTCGATCGATTTGACATCTGCGACGGATAGGTTCCCGTTAGACTTTACTCTACTCGCACTCGAAGCAGGAGGTGCCTTGTCGGAAGACTTGGATCTCTTGTGGAGTGTATCTCGAGGTGATTGGGTTATGCCAGATAAGAACAGGATTTCCTGGACTAACGGGCAACCCTTAGGTTTTTATCCCTCTTTTGGGGTGTTCGCCTATTCTCACCATGCGCTTGTCCGAACCTTGGAACCTGAATTTTACAGGATTCTTGGTGATGACATCGTCATAGATGAAAGAAGTGGTAAACAACTCTTAAAGCTATACGCCGAATTAGGTGTACCGATCTCGAAAGAGAAATCGATTACATCCGACAGACTCGCAGAGTTTGGAGGAAGAATAATCACTCCGGAAGGAGTGTATGTGCAACCTAAGTGGAAGGATCCTTCGGATCGTTCCTTTGTCGACCTGGCAAGAAACCTTGGGCCTAAGAGCCTAGGTATGTTTACCGGTAAACAGAAGAAAGTCATACAGGTCCTAGCCAACGCGATACCATATTTGTATCCACTTGGCTTAGGTTGGAACACTGAGGGTAGATCCTATAGTGAACGTTATTCGCTCTCGTTGGCTCTTGCTAATGATTCAAGAGTGTTTGACTACTATACCAACCAGTTCGACAGTGTAGAAGATTGTAAGATTCATTACCTGATTTCTCAGTTAATTGGTCAACCGGAATCTCCGGTGAAACCTTCAGAATCTAACAATAAGACGCATTTCGCATCTGTGGAGGAGTCCCTATCAGACTATGTGCTTGCTCAAGCGGGTATAACTCGCATAGAGCTTGCTTTGCCTGAAAAGGGCTGGAGACTCGCGACAATGGAACGCCGCGGTGATCCAAGGGGTCCGCCGCTAGAAGAGGTGTTAACGAAGAAGATGAAAAAGTTGAATCTCATCTGACTCGCAATCCTACATGCCCCTTACGGG